AGCGGCTTGCTCGAGGTCATCGCCTACCTGAATGCACGTCGTGCACTCGCTTGATCAGTGGGCGCCGACAGCACAACGACGGGTCTGCGCAGATCAGTAACTGCCATTCAGCCGGACGCGCCCGACGATCTCGCTGGCCGCGTTGCTGACCGGCTCGACCGCAACACCGATGAGGGAATTGGTCCCCACAGTCTTGGTCGCCTCCTTGGCTGTGTTGTCCCAGTAGATGCGGTCGCCGACCGCCCAGGCCTGGGACGCGGTCTTCTTGAGATCGAAGACGCCGACCAGGCCGGCCTCGACGGCCTCGCCGCTGGCGGCATTCGCGGTGGCCACGCCGAAGATCGCGCCGACCTGCAGGCCATCGCCGGAATTGACCGCGTAGGGCGCCGCGAGCGTCAGGGCGCGGCCGGGCTGCACATAATTCTTCATCGAGAGCTCCTCTTCAAAAGACGAAGGGCGGCACGAGGCCGCCCTTTCATGTCCGATCGGCGATGGGGATCGGTGATCACGCGCCGGGATTCCTGTAGAGGCCCCGCCAGTCGATCGCCTTGGCCCCGAAATCGAGACGGCACTTGATCTCGACGCCGTCGACGTCGAAGCCGTTGCGGGTCTCGATATAGGCGCCCTGCTGGCCCTCGAGATACGCGTACTCGATCGTGTCGATCTGGGCCGGGCTTGCGGCCAGGAACCAGGCGTTGACGCTGGCACTGTCCAGCCGCGGCTCGGCGATGACCGCGAGGCTGCGGATCGACTGCGGCACGACATCGGCCATCTTGGCCGGCACGATGTTCTGCGCCAGCAACTGCTCGGCCGCCAGTTCCAGCGCCACCGGGACCAGCAGGAAGCTCGGCCGGATGTTCAGCACGGTCTTCTTGTCGATGCCCGTCTGCTTGGCCATGGCCGCGCGCGCGTCACCGATGCTGGCCGTCGACAGCATCGCCCCGGTCGCCGCCAGGTTGCGATGCGTGGCGTGGAACAGCGCCGTGCCGTCGCCCATGGTCGGGTTCGAGACCACGATCGCCCAGACGATGTCGCTTTCGAGGGTGGCGATCGCGGTGCCGTACATGGCCGGAAGGCGGGTGAAGGCGTCCAGGTCGTCATTGATGATCGTCTGGCGGGTGATTCCGACGACCCGGCCATAGGTCTCGACCCGGTAGCGCTCGCGCGCCTCGCCGATCGTGCCGCGCTTGAACTCACCGGACTCGCTCACCTTCTGCAACTGCGGCGCCTCGCCGAGTTGCACGCGCGCGATGTCGCGGAAGTCCGATGCCTGGACCTGCCGGCAGAAGGGGCGGAAGGTCTGCGGGTAGGCCTCGTAGGCCTGGCGCAGCGTCTTGTTCGTGACCGCAGCCAGGATCTCGGGGAAGTCCGAGGTCGAGTGCAGCGCACGGGTGGCGATCTCGTCGCGCGACATGCCGCGGACATTGACCCCGGCCGAGGTCAGGAACTCGCGCGAGAGTTCGAGCAGTGTCATCCCGCGATAGGACCGCGCCGGCTCGTCGAGGCTGAAGAGCGAGGGGCTGTAGCGGTGCAGGAGCGCATTGGTCACGGCCTCCCGCCGGGTGAGCCGCTCGTCGCGGCCGCCCAAGGGGGTGGCGACCTGCGCAAAGCTGCGCGTCTCCTCGCTACGCGCCGCCACCTTGTCGAGGATGACGCGACGCGCCTCGTCGAGTTCGACACCTCGTGCGACAAGGTCGTCGGCGAGCGCGCGCTCGAGCCCGAGCCGTCCCGTGAGATCGAGGATCGTTGCCACCCGCTCGCGCTCGGCGCTCTGGGCCTCGGCGATCAGGGTCTTGGTATCGGCGTCTGGCGCGGGCGCCCGGGTCACAGCCTCGGGCGGTGCGGCGATGGGCGCGGGCGCAGGCGTGGTGATGGTCTCGTCCATGGGGGTCCTCTCGTTGCTGGAGACGTCGTCCCGGTCGACGACGCAAGGGGTGAGGTTCTCGACCGCACGAAAGCCGGCCGCCGGGTCGGCCCCGACGGGGACCGCGGAAATCTCGAAGGGGGTCCAATCGACCGCGCGCCAGAGCTCGGGCGCATTGGCCGGCCGGCTGACCTCGAAGCGATGGACCTGGTAGCCGATGGAGACGGCACGCAGATGGCCGGCACGGATATCCGCCCAGATCGGCTCGACATCGGTACGCTGGCTGAAGCGCACGCGCGCGATGCCCCGCCCCTGGTCGATCCGCGCAGTCCCAGGGACGACCGAACCGATGACGGCATCGAGGGTTCGCGTGTCATGGACCTTGAGCAACGGTCCGCCGGCGTTGAGCCGGTCCAGGCGAACGCTGCCCGGATCCATGCTCAGTTCCTCGTCGAAGACCTCCCCGAAGAGCGGCTGGCGCCGCACCCGAGCACCGGTCGACCAGACCACCTCGATCGAGCGGTCATCCTCGTCGAGCGTGGCCGGCAAAAGGTCAGCTGCCCGGCGCAACGCCGGCAGGTCGATCGTGCCATGCATGGGATTGTCCTTATGCGGAAGTCAGACCCGGATCGGCCTGCATCACACCGGTCTTGGTGACGCGGCGCGGGTCGCTGTCGAAGATCAACCCGAGCGCGTCGAGCTTGGCGTTCATGGCGGCGATCTCGGCCAGCACCGCATCGGGGTTGTGACCCTGGCGCGCGATGGCTTGGGCGAGCGTCATCGTGCCCGAGCGCATCGCCAGCAGATCGGCCATGGCATCCTTCAGCGGATCGACCGCCTCGAAGCGCGGCGGCGACCATTCGACCGGGATGCGCGGCTGCGGCAGCTTGCCCGCCGCCCAGGCCTGCTGCGTGAACCAGTCCCAGGCCGGCTGGCAGAGCATCGGGACCACGATCTGCCACTGGGCGGCGTCGATCAGGCGGCGGAACTCCACGAGGCCGGCGCGGATCGACGAGTAGTTGACCTGGCTGAGATCGCCGGTGAGCAGTTCGTAGGGCATCCGGAACCCAGCCGCGACGATGTGCAACTGGGCACGCAGCCACTCCGACACCCCGGCCGTCGTCGCAGGCTGGTTGAAGCGGATGTCCTTGCCACCGCGGGCATAGGCAATGAGCCCCGGCTCGAAACGCTCGACCCGGTTGCCATCGCCGTCGACCACCGCCGGCGCGATCCCCTGCTCGCCCTCTTCGGCGCCCAGCACGATCCCGACCACGCAGGCCTCGGTCTTCTTGCGCACGAGTTCGGCCTGGGTCCAGTCGTCGATGTCGCGCAAGGTGCGCATGACCGGCGCGCCCCAGGGAACGCCGCGGACCTGGCTGCGCTGCTTCTCGTAGATATGCGCGATGTCGCCAGCGGGAACCGCCACGCTGTCGATCCGACCGCCGGATTTGGCGGCCGCATCGCCAGGATGGCTGCTGTAGAGCCAATAGCGGCGGCGGCGCCCGAGCCGATCGAACTCCACGCCTTGGACAATCCGGCCGCCATCGACCAGTTCGGCATTGCGGCCGGCATCGAGCATGTCGGCCTCGAGGATCTGCAACTGCAGCGGAACATCGAGCCCGTCGCCGGGCCGGCGCGGCTGACGTCGGATCAACACCTCGCCCGCCTCGACCATCTGCCGGCAGGCGAGCGTCTGGAGGCCGAGGAAGTCGAGTTGCCCGTCGGCATCGCAGCGCACCGACCAGGCATCCCAGAGTGCGGTCGCCTGCGCATCGAGCTTGCCATTGCCACTCGCCGCGCGCGGGATGATCCCGGAGCCGATCAGGTTGTTGACCAGCACCGACACCGCCTTGGCGGCGTGCGGGTTGTTGCGCACCAGATCGCGCATGCGGTCGCGCAGCAGGCCGCCGGCCGCGGCGATCTCGGCGTCAGCCGACGTGCCAGGACTACGCCAGCCCTCGGTGCGTCGCCCCTTGGCAGCGCCGTCATAGCCCCGGCCCAGGAGATCGAGCGCGTCACGCGCCTGCACGCGCCGCAGCGCCGCACGAGGCGCGACGATGCCGATCGCCCGGTCGAGCCAGGACGGACCGGCCATCACCTGTCCCCACGCGCAAAGCCCGCGAAGCCGGCCACCGCAGGGCGGTTGGCATCCGTCCCGGCGATCTCGCGCTCGATCGTCCGGATGCGCGACAGCAGGTCAGCGGCGGTCCCGTACTCGACGGTCCGGCCTTCGTAGCTGACCCGCAGAGTTCCCGACGCATAGGCCCGTCGCAGGGCGTCGAGTTCAGCACCCGTCCAACTCATCTCAGCCATCCCTTGTCGACGCCGGTCAGCCAGGTTGATTGACGTCGGCCGCCCTGCGTTGGACCCCGCACCAGGCGCCCGGCGGCCACCGGCACCTCCACCAGCGGCGCGATCGCGGCCGGCGGCGGGCCAACCTGGTCCTCGAGGTCACGCCATTTCTCTTCGGACCATCGGTCGGCGCCTGCGATCCATGCGGCCGCTCGGGCATAGACCCGACAATCGAGGACCTCGTTGCGCTCGCGCAGCTTCTGCCATTCCAGCTTCTGGAAGCCGCGCCGCGTCTTCACGCTCACGAGTTGCTCGGCGACCAGCTGCTTGACCCATTCCGCCTCGAGCCCGCGCGGCAGGTGGACATAGCCCGCCGGGAACTGCGCCCCCTCGGCCTGCTCCTCGTCGGTCGGCCGCGGGAGCCGCAAGAAGCGGTAGGTCTCGGTCTTGAAGGTCGCGACCGCGACCGTCCATAGACGGGCCCCACGGCGCAGCTTGCGGCCGCCCTCGGTGACGTCGACATAGCTCGGCCCCATCACCGGGGCTGCGCGGTTGAACCCCTCCACGCCCTTGATCGGCGCGACCTGCGCATGGCCCATGGCGCGCGACCAGGAATAGACGGAAGCCGCCTCGTAGCCGGTATCGATCGCAAGCCGGGCAAGACCGAGCCGCACACCATGGGCATGCGGCCAGGTTTGCTCCAGCAGCGCCGCGAGCGCGCGCCATCCTTCGGCGCTGCCCGGCCCGCCCTCGATCACGACGTGATCCACGAGCCAGCTAGCGAGCCCCCGCCCCCACGCCCAGACCGACACCTCGATCCGGTCCTTTTGCACATCGGCACCGGCGGTCAGGAACAAGCCGCCGCTCGGCACCGTGCCAAGCTGCCAGGTCTCGCGCCGCTCGTAGAGAAGCTGCCAGTCCGGCGCGTCGCCGATCTCGACCCAGGTCTCGCCCAGAACGCCGTTCTTGAAGCTGCGCTTGGCCTCGTCATTGGCCTGCGCCGCCTCCCACATCCGCGCGATCATCTCCCAGCTCATCCAACCCACAGGCGAATAGAGCGCCGAGAGGTGGAAGCCGAGCGTGGCCGGGTCGCGCGAGACTGCGGTGGCACGCCACTCGCCGGTGTCGAGCATCGCGATCTTGTGATGCTCGGCGATCGCCCCCTCGCAGGCCTCGCAGGCATAGCTGGCCGTCTCCGGCTTGCCTTTGTCCCAGCGCAGCCGCTCGAAGCGCAGCCATTGCCGGTGCTGGCAATGCGGGCATGGCACGAAGAAGCGCTGCTGGTCGGACGCCTCGAACTCGCGCTCGATGCGCGACAGGCCGTGGATGGTCGGCGTCGAGGCCAGGAAGATCTTCGAGCGCCACGAGAATGTCCGCGTGCGCGCCTCGGCGAGCGCCACCGGATCCCCCTCCTCGTCCGCCGACGGCGGATAGGCATCGACCTCGTCGAGAAACAGGTAGCGCGCCGGCATGGAGCGCAGGCCCACCGCGCTGTTGGCCCCGGTGATCACGAGCAGCCCCGCCGGGAACTCCTTTGACAGGACCGTGTTGCCGGCGTCGCGGGCGCGGGACGGCTTGACGCGTTCGCGCAGCGCCGGGCTCTCAACGATCAGCGGCTCGATGCGCTGGCGCGAGAACCGCTTTGCCAGTTCGACGGTCGGCTGGACCGTCAGCATCGGCCCGGGCGCGTGGTGGATCACGTAGCCGATCCAGTTATTGCCCGCCTCGGAAGCGCCGACCTGGGCTGCCTTCATGAACACGATGCGCCGCGCCGGGTGCGATGGCGACAGAGCGTCCATGATCGCGCGCATATAGGGCGTGCGGTCCGTGCGGTAGCGGCCGGGCTCGGCCGAGGCGCGCGCGCTCAAGACGCGGTGGCGATCGGCCCATTGCGAGATGGTGAGCGGCGGATCGGGGGTGAGCCCGTCGCGCCAGGAGCGCCAGAGGTCCTCCGCTCCGTCGAAGACGAGCGCCTCGCCAAACCCCGGACCTGGCTCAACGGAACTCGGGTCGGGTCTCGGCGAGTTCGGCGAGATGGGCGCGGACATGCGTCTCCAGGGTCTTCTGCATCGGGTGCGCCTCGAGCCCGAGCTCGGCCGCCATCAATGCCGCGACGCGCGCCGGCCAGTTGACCCAGGCATCGCGCTCCTCGCGCGCGAGCCTGAAGACGAGCGCGGTCGCGCGGGCGCAATCGACCAGCTCGCCCTTCATGCGCTGTAGGCGCAGCCTGGCGAGATGCGCCTTGGCGATCTCATGGGCGGTGCGCGCCTGGACGAAGGTGACGTTGCCGCTCGCCGGCAGCCCCTGCTCCTTGAGCGTCTCGCGCACCGAACCGACCGCCGCGTCGGCGACGGGCTTCAGGCCCACGGGCTTGGCGCGGCTGGGGTCGGTCGTGCGGGCCCAGGCCGCGTCGGCCTTGGCCGGGTCGATCGTGCCATCGGGCTCCAGGGGTACGCGCCCGGACTTTGCCGCACGCAGGACCGCGACGTGGCTCACCCCGCGGTGGCGGGCGTAGGCGCGGATCGACAAGGCCATCGTCAACAGCACCACAGGGCGGCAGGTCCACCCCGCGCCACAAGGGGCCGATCACGGAGGCCGGTGCGGCGAAGTCCGGTTCTTTGTCCGCAGTCTTTGCGGAGAACTCTCGCCGCGCGTTGCGGCGCACAGACCTTCGAGCGGCACGAGCCGGTGCCGGCGATCGATAATCTCATGATCAAGCGGCCGCCAAGAAAGCAATGAAACGACGCATCATTCGAGTTGGCTCCCCCGCGAACTGAAGCATTCATCGGCGCACCAACACGGGAGCCACCGATGACCGAACGCCGCAACGAACCCACCGCCCTCCAGGCCTTCATGATCCGCAAGGCCGAGATCGACACCGCGCTCGCGCGGCTCAAGGACCTCAGCGACGACCATTTCGGCTGCGTCGCGACCTCGATCGACTGGGGCGATGTCGGCGCCCTCGCCCACTACGCCGGACTGCTGAAGCGCATCACCGACCTCGCCTTCCGCGAAGGCGAATACGCCGACTGAGCCGCGCGGTCGCCCCACGACGGCCCCGACCGGCAGGCCCGGCGGGGCTCGGGGTCGTAGCAGCGCCGCGATGGTCGCGACCGCCGCTCGGATCGAAAGGACCCGCCGCCATGAAGCTCTCCGACACCCAGCTCGTCGTCCTCAACGCCGCCTGCCAGCGCGATGACCGGATGGTGCTCCCCCTGCCCAAGACCCTGAAGGGCGGCGCCGTCGCCAAGGTGGTCGGCAGCCTTATCGCCAAGGGGCTGGTCGCCGAAATCCCGGCGCACCAGGTTGGCGCGAGCCCGATGCGCGAGGACATGCTCTGGCGCGAGGGCGAGACCGGCGAGCGCCTGACGCTGGTGGCGACCGACACCGCCTTCGCGGCGCTCGGCCTCGCGCCGGACAGCGAGAACACCGCGGAGGCAGAGCCGGCCACGCAGGAGCCGGACGCCGCCGCGATCGACGACGGCGGCCTCGTCGACGCGGCGCCCGGGGAGCAGGGTCTCCGCGCGGCCAAGACCGACATCGAGGCCCAGGCCACAGCACCGAAGGCACCGCGGCGCGCACGGGCGAACAGCAAGCAGGCCAGCCTGATCGCGATGCTCAAACGGCCCGAGGGGGCGACGATCCCCGAGATCGCCGCGGCCTTCAACTGGCAGCAGCACACGGTCCGTGGCGCGATCGCCGGCGCCCTCAAGAAGAAGCTCGGGCTGAACATCGTCTCGGAGAAGGCCGAGGGCAGCGAGCGGATCTACCGCATCGAAGGGTGAAGTCAAACGCAGGTTGGCCGCGACCCCGGGAGCAGATCACGCCTCCCGGCGCTCGCGGCCAGCCTTGCCTCAAGTGAGGAGGTTTTCCCAGTCGCGACCAGCATAAAACAGTCGCAAGATGACAACGCGTTCAGGCTCTACGACGAATGCAATCGTGATCCGGCGCTCGAAGCCAATGATCCGCAAA